GAAGTTGAACAACTGATAAAGTAAGGATGTAAAAAATTTCCGAAAGAAGAGAAGTAAAAAGAGATGGTGCTAAAGCACAAAAAAATTCTGGACGTGGAGATTATCAAAAAGGAGATGCTACATGGCATGATTTTGTGGTTGACTATAAAGAGTATTCAAAATCAATCTCTATCAGCAAAGAGATTTGGGCAAAGATATGCACAGATACGTTTAAAGTTTCTAGAGAAAAGTATCCAGTTCTTAAACTTATACTTGGTAGCGATGGTCAAAAAACAAGACTTGCTGTAATTGAGTGGGCACTATTTGAACAGATGGTTGAATGTTGGGAGGAAAAAAATGTATAGCTTGGATGCTTATATTGGTAATCCTCATGTAAAAACAGCAAAGATACGTCAATTAAATGGAAAGCGTGATTGGATGTCAGCAGCTACTTATAATTGTCATCCAGTAGCTTTAGTAAATACTCTTGGTTATGGAATATATTTTGAAGAAGATATATCTTTTATCTGGGATGGAAGCAAAAATAATCCAGCTAAAGCAATACTTGGTTCTGACTATATTTGGTCTGGAAGGCCAGAAGGTACTGTAAGCTTTAATACCAATATTGTTTTTACTTCTGATGAAAATACAAGTATACTTACGATACAACCACCTAATGAATTTATAAAAGGGGCATCTGTAATATCATCTATAATATCATCATCATTTTTTACTGGTTCTTTGCCAGTAGTTTGGAAATTAGATGAACCAAATAAAGAATATTTTGTCCCAGCTGGAACAAATATAGCATGTATAATTCCTATATCAATATCTCAATTTCAAAATTCTAATATAAATGTTTTTAATAAAGAGTTGGAAAAAAGAAGAATACATAATGAATCTGAATATATAGATGCTATTCACAATTATGTTGATTTAAATGGAGTTCAGCCAAAGCTTTATAAAAAAGGTTTAGACCATAAAGGAAATAAAATAGGAAAACACGAAATAGATAAATTAATTTTAAAAGTTACGTACAAATAAAACTAAGGAGAAAAAATTAGCATATACTTGCATTCGTTTCTTGATGCTTCTGCAGAAGAAGTTCATATGGAACAATTTAAGGGCAAAACAACTTTAATTGTAAATACAGCAACTGATTGTCAATTTACAAAACAGTATGCAGAAATGGAATTTTTTTATAGAGAATATAAAGATAAAGGATTTCATATTATTGCTTTTCCTTCTGGAAACTTTGGGCACTCTTCAGGAAACACTGAAGCTCATATAGAATTTTGTAAAAATAAATTTGATATAACTTTTACTATAGCTTTAAAATGTCATGTAAACAAAGAGCCTCTTCCAGGAGTATATGAATATTTAAGAAAATTTTGTAAAAATGAAAAAGAAATTGACGGGGATTTTGAAAAATTTCTTTTGTTAAAAAATGGTAATATCCTTAATTTTAGTCCACAAACAACAATTTCAGAATTTAAAAACATTATTATAGAAGATTTAGGATAAATATATGGAAAATACAATTTTAGAACAAATTAGTTTAGTAACAGAATTTAATGATCTTTCTGAATATATGCAGGATAAAGATTTAGATGAAGCTATGTCTTTAATCATTAAGTTAATTGCAAAACCAGACGTGCCCTCAACTAAAGCCCCAGACTTAATTGTTAAGCTTCAAGCTATAAGTTCTAAGTTTGCTATACAAGCTAGATATTACACAACTTTTGAAAAAGGTGGAGAATCGTCTAAAAAGAAAAATGCATATTACACAGCAGCAGAAGCAGTAGATAAACTAGTTGATGCTTTAAAGTATTCAGCCAGATATGGGGTTTAATTGGCAAGTATAACAACACTGCAAATTCATAAGAAGCCAAATGGATTTGATACTAAAAGATTCATTGAAGAGTTTAATAATACTTATGAAAGTAAAGCAGGGTTTACTGAAAAGAAAACATTCTCTCCCAGTACTTTAGGCTATGGTCATGGCAAATGTGCTAGATATTGGTACATAGCATTTAGTGGTGCAGAGTTTGAAGACACTGCTGGTCCCGCTGCAAAGGCTGCTATGGAGAACGGTAACTTTGTTCACGACAGAATTCAGTCCAGGATGAGTAAAATGGCGGGTAATTACAAAGTAATTGCTCACGAAATAGATACTTGGCATGAAGATCCTCCTATCCACGGATATATGGATAGTCTTGTTCAAGATATTGAAAATGATCTTATGATTCCATTTGAAATTAAATCAGCTAAAGATGAACAATACTCTATTAAAAGATATGATCTAGAGCCGTCGGACAACCATAGAATTCAACTTTTAACATACATGAAAGTGTGGGGTTATAATCAGGGTGTTTTTGTTTATGAAAACAAAAATGATCAATCTTTGCTTCTTATAAACATTCAGATGAATGAAGAAAACCAAAAGCTTATTGATTATGTTTTTGATTGGCTTCGTGGTGTCTATGATATTTATTTGGCTGAAACATTGCCAAATAGAGCATTTACTAAAACTCAAAGTGCTTGCAAGTATTGTCCAGTTAAAAAGGTTTGCTGGAAAGATATGAAAAATGATGAGGGAGAAGTTGAGTACCCCGCCATGGAGACATCTTTATGATATGTTCTAATAATGGTTGCGTAAATAAATTTGAGCCTAAAACACACAATCAAAAATATTGTTCAGATGAGTGCTGCAAGATTGCCACTAATATTAAAATAAAAGAAAAGTATTACTATAAAAAAGCTAGACTTTCAGGAGAAAAGTTTACTTGCAAAACACGTGGGTGCAAGCAGGTATTAAATAGATTTACTACTGATGAAGTTTGTGAAGTATGCAAGGCTAAAGATAGAGAAAAAGAACGTCAAAGTTTATTGGATATGTTAAATGGAGAGTAGAGTTTTAGGCATAGACTCAAGCACAAATAGCATAGCTTTCTGCTTAATGTCAGGAAAGAAACCAATTAAATGGGGAGAGATTGTTTTTCATGGATCTAGTGTTTATGAAAGAATCTTAGATGCTAAACGCAAAGTCAGAGCATTAAAAAGTAAGTTAGATTATGATATAATATGTATAGAGGCTGCAGTTTCTGTTAAGTCTGTGGCTACTGGACTAAAGATGGCTTATATGTTTGGTACAATAATGGGGGAGTTGATGGACGATGATACAACAGTTATTGAAGTTCACCCGCTTAAGTGGCAGGGCTACATCAACAATCCTAATTTTACAAAAGCTGAAAAAGAATCAGTCAAGAAAGATTTTCCAGGAAAAACAGAATCTTGGTACAAAAACAAAGTTAGAGAACTAAGGAAGCAAAAGACTATTGAGTTTGCTAAAACTCTAGGAGTTAATACTGATAACAATAACGTTACAGACTCAGTGGGTATTGCTTGGTGGGCAGTAAATGAAGCTATATGAATCTAAAGATTGGCTTTACAAACGCTATGTAGTTGAGCGTAAAGATATTGTTACGCTTGCAAAAGAAGCTGGATGTAGCCATATGACAATAATTAGATATTTAGAAAAATACGGGATACAAAAAAGAGGAAACAGATAGTGCCAGTCTATGAATATAATTGTGTAGGGTGTGAAGAAAAAATAGAAGTTACTAGATCATTTAATGATCCTGAAGTTATTCCGCCATGTCAATCTTGCGGTTATAAGATGGTAAGAGTGTATACGCCAGCTGGGATCCAGTTTAAGGGTTCTGGCTTTTATAAAACAGATAATGGTAGATAAATGGATAATGTAGTAGAACTTTCAGATCATTTTGAGCAAATGAATAAGGTTGTTGCTGAGTTTATTAAAGGTAATAACGTAAACCAGATTGCAAAATCATTTTCGCTAAAGCCTATGCAAGTAAATCAGATGCTATCAAATTGGCGTGATCTAATGCAAGGCGATAGCGGTATTCGTGAGAGAGCCAGAGAAGCCCTTGGTGCAGCGGACCAACATTACTCAATGATTATTAAAGAGGCTTGGAATACTGTAGAGCAAGCAGATGCTCAAGAAGCTTTAAATGTAAAAGCTCAGTCTCTTAAACTTATAGCAGACGTAGAAGGAAAAAGAATTGATATGCTGCAAAAAGCTGGTGTGCTTGAAAAAAATGAGATGGCTGATCAAATTCTTGAAAATGAACGTAAACAAGAAATTTTAGTTGGAATATTAAGAGATGTAACCAGCTCCTGTTCACAATGTAAACAGGAAGTAGCAAGAAGGTTGTCGCAGGTTACTGGACAAGTTGAAACAATAAAGGTGGGTGATTAAAATGTTTGATATTAATAATTACCCTAGCGAAAATGAAATAAAAAATGCTTTTAACAAAGATGGATTTAAAGATATTCATCAACAATCTTTTGTTTATAACAATTTTTTATCAGATGAACTGTGTGATCAGCTTGTATTAGAAATGCTTAATGGTAAGTACACAATATACAGCAATAATGGGATAAGATTTTACGATTTATCTGTAGATGAAAAAATAAAAAATATGATTTTTAATATATCTAGCCCTTGGGTAAAAAATGGAGGTTTCGTATTTTGTCATATCGAGCAAAATTCTTGGTGCGGAGATCATAGAGATTCTTCATATGACTACAATTTGTCTGGTTGGCATATTTGGGGTGGGGTTATTTATTTAACAAATTTTAAAGGCGGGGATATGGTTTATCCTGAACATAATGTACGCTATCATGCTAAAAAGGGAGACCTAATACTTCACACTGGAAATACTTTGCATTACGTAGATCATGTTGAGTCATCAGATAGGTACACAATTACTTTTTATTTATGGAAAGAAGATAAGGAATACGTTTAATGTTAGATTTTGATGAATTTTTAGGTGCACTTGAGGAAGATGCATTTGAAGAAATTCCTGTAGAAATTGAGGAGTTTGTTACTTCAAAAAATTATCTTTCTTTGCCACCACTTTCACAATATCAATATCAAATGATTAAAGCATCAACTCAGATCTATAAAAAAGAAACATTAATTAAATTATATGGAGAAGAAGATGGAGCAAAAAGATGGGGACAAACTTGTAATGAAGTTATCTTCCAGCTGGGAAAAGGTTCTGGAAAAGACTACACTTCAACTATTGCGTGTTCGTATGTAGTTTACTTGTTGCTTTGCCTTAAAGATCCAGCCAGATATTACGGTAAACCTCCAGGCGACTCCATTGATATTATTAACGTTGCGGTAAACGCTATACAGGCACAACAGGTTTTTTTTAAAGGTTTTAAAAACAGAATAACAAGATGCCGTTGGTTTGATGGCAAGTATGAAGCAAAGATGGGAAGCATTGCTTTTGACAAAGCAATTACCGTTCACTCTGGTCACTCTCAAAGAGAATCTTGGGAAGGTTACAACCTTTTGTTTGCAGTGCTTGACGAAATTTCAGGCTTTGATTTAGACTCAACAAGCGGTAATGAGCAATCTAAAACTGCTTCTGCAATCTATAAAATGTTTAGAGGATCTGTAGACTCTCGTTTTCCACAGTTTGGAAAGGTAATTCTTCTTTCATTCCCACGTTTTAAAAATGATTATATTCAACAAAGATATAATGAAGTAGTGGCGGATAAAGAAATTATAGTTCGTACACATACTTTTAAAGTAGATGAAGATCTACCAGAGGGGACGGAAGGTAATGAATTCTCAATTGAATGGGAAGAAGATCATATCCTTAACTATAATGTACCTAGAGTATTTGCATTAAAACGCCCTACATGGGAGATCAATCCAACAATTAAAATTGAAGATTTAGCTATGAATTTTTATTCAGATCCTATAGATGCCCTATCTCGTTTTGCATGTATGCCTCCTGAAGCTATTGATGCACTTTTCCATTCCCGTGAAAAAGTTGAAACTGCATTTAGCAATTTAAACATAGCCCTTGATGAAAATAATGCATTTAAAGAATGGTTTGTGCCAGATCCAGAAAAGTCATATTATATACACGTTGACTTAGCACAAAAGCATGACCACTGTGCAGTATCAATGGCACATGTGGATAAATGGGTTACTATGAAACTATCTGGTGCATATACAGACGCACAACCATTTGTAGTTGTTGATGCGATTAGATATTGGACTCCTACTAAAGAAAAATCTGTTGACTTTACAGATGTTAAAAATTATATAATTAGTTTAAAACAAAGAGGATTTAATATTCGTAGAGTTACATTTGACCGATGGAACTCTTTTGATATGATGGAGCAGTTAAAATCATACGGAATGAATTGTGAAGTACTTTCTGTGGCTAAAAAACATTATGAAGATATGCTTTTATGCGTAATGGAAGAAAGATTGGCTGGTCCTAGATTACCTTTAATTATTGATGAATTACTTGAATTAAGGATTGTTAAAAGAGATAAGGTTGATCACCCACGCAAAGGTTCTAAAGACCTTGCAGATGCTACTTGCGGTGCAATTTTTAATGCGATATCATTAACACCAAAGGGAGATGGAGAAATCCAAGTTTACTCCTATGATGCATTTGATGAAGAAGTGGTCGGGAGCCCATTAGATGTAAAACAAGATAATGTAATTAAAGCTCCCAATATCAGATACATGCCAGCAAGTCTAAAAGATTATCTTGGTATAGAAGATGAAGAACCAAATCCAGAAACTGGTTTTGTAGACAATTTTACAATATTGTAGGGATTATGAAACTTAAGTTACTGAAGAGTAATAAAAATAAGATTGATTATGAGTCTTTATATCATGATTCTCAGCAAAAATTAAGCTGGTATATTGAAGCCATAGAGACAAAACAAATACAATGTGATAGAATAGAATCTATTGCGGAAGATCTTCGCAAAGAAAATGCCAAGCTTAAGAAAGAGCTTGATGCCCTAAAGCAGGGAATGTTAGATTTGCCTAAACTATTAGGTAAAAACCTAGGAAAATAACCTACTAAAGAAAAGGAAAACAATGAACGTAACAAAGAAGATCGCTATTGCAGCAGCTGCAGCTCTTGCAATCGCAGGTATTTCAACTTCAGCACACGCAGCACCGCTTGCGGTAACTGTTGCTGGAGCAACAAACACAACAACAGCAACTGCTCCAGTAGCAGTAGCCGTCCCAGTATCTAATGTAATTGATTCATCAAATACAGTAGCACTTGCTGCTACAGCAGATACTGCAACATCAGTTTCATTTGTTGCATCAGGCGTAAAGCTTGTTTCAGCACTTAACACAAGCCTTGCACCAGTTTCTGTTGCATCAGGCACATCATCAATTTCTGTAACATCAACAGGTGCTGCAGTAACAGTATACGCATACACAACTTCAACTTCTGTTGGATCAGTTACCATTACAAATGGTGCATATTCAACAATTGTTTACATTAAGGGTACAGCAGGCGTTGCAGCAAATGTTGCAGTAGCGGTACCTTCAGCAACAGCAGTTGGAACTGTTCCAACAATTTCTGTTTCAGCAACAGACGTATTTGGAAACCCAGTTGCATCTGAGGCTGTTTCTGTAACTTTGATCGGTGCGACATTCTCTGACGCATCAATCACAAAGACCCTTACAACTTCTGCAGTAACTTCTGCAGCAGGAGTAACTCCAGTCACAGTACTAGGATCAGCAACAGGAACACTTGCTACAGCAGTAGCGGGATCAGTGACCGTAGTTGCAACAGATGCTTCAATCGCAGCAACTGCAACAGGTCTTCCTGCAGCAGTCAAGTCAGCAATTGAAACATTTAATGTATCTGATCTTGGTGCACAGATTGTTGCACTTAACGCACAGGTTGCATCACTTAATGCGCAACTTGCAGCAGAAAAGGTGGCACATGCTAATGACCTTGCAGCCCTTACAGCAGAAAAAGCAGCGCATGCAGCCGATAAGGTAGCATCAGATAAGGCATCAGCAGATGCAAAGTCTGCCCTAGATGCTGCTACAACTGCCCTTACAATCGAGAAGGCAACACATGCTTCTGACCTTGCTACTGTTAATAAGGCTTATCTTGCACTAGTTGCAAAGTACAATGCTCAGGCTAAGAAGTACAAGTTTGCAGCAATTAAGTAAATAATACAACCTTGGGGGCGGAACTTAATTGTTTCGCCCTTTTGGTATAATAGGAAGTAGAATGAATACACAAATATGGTCATGGGCTTTATCAGCAATCGGAGTTGTTGGTATATATCTTACTGGACGCAAAAATTGGCGGGGATACGCAGTAGGTATCTGTACAGAATGTGCTTGGGTAGCGTATAGTATTCAAACTAAACAGTGGGGCTTTATATTTGGCTCCACAATTTATATTTCTGTATATTTATTTAATATTAATAAATGGATATCAGAAGCTAAATCGTTTAAAAATAAAATTAAAGTAAATGTATTTCACACGAAAGAGGTAAAATAAATGGGAGCAAGACCAGTTCCACCAGTAACAGTACATCCACAAGGATCTGCTGCAAGATTTTTAGAAGTAGCAATGTCACAAGTTGGCGTTGTTGAAGGACCAAAAGATAACGAAACAGATTATGGCAAGTTTACAGGACATGACGGACAAGCATGGTGCGGAAGTTTCATGAACTGGTGCGCCCACCAGTCGGGCGTAACAATACCAAATGTTGTTTATACACCAGCGGGGTATGCTGCTTTCAAAACAGCAGGAGAAATTATTGATCCCAATACTGGCACACCGCAGCCAGGAGATTTAATCTTTTTCTCGTTTATTCCAAATGCATTGCCAACAAGTCCAGTACAACATGTAGGCGTTGTTTTACATAATAATGGAGACGGAACAATTACAACTGTAGAGGGAAATACCACACCAGATCATAAGCCTTCAGGAAGCCCTGATAATGGCGGAGAAGTATGTTCTAATATTCGTGGTTATAGAGTAAACAATGGAAAACACCTATGGGCAACTGTTGTTGGCTTTGGTCGTCCAAAGTATTCAGCATAAATAACTAATTAAGTAGTCATTCTGGTATAATAGCCATGTAGACGCTTCTACGTGGAGGTCTAAATGACCAGAAAGATTAAATTTATAATAGCAGCCTTGTTTATAACAGGGTTGCTATTTCTTTTCCCGTCTAATAAAGCACATGCCGATGATGCACCCGTTGCCACAGATACTTCCCAACCCGTCTCAGATATTCCAATTGCTATAACAGATACTTCAACAGTAAATGCTGTTATTGATACATCAACTGTTACAGTTGCTGTTATAGAAAATAAAATTAATGCAGCCATTTCAAGCCTTCAAACAACTTCAGAAGCAAACGGGAATGCAATAATTTCAACAATTCAAGCAAACGTTTCCAATACAGATACCTCAACAGCAATTTCTATAGCTACTACACAAGAACCCATGGCATCTGCTGTTGCTGAAGCAAATACTAAAATTCAAATAGCTCAACAAACAATTGATTCTGCTACAGCTGCAACACAGGTCGCACAAACAGCAATTGCTACAGTGGATACACAAACAGCAATAGTAACGCAAGCCGTTACTACTGTAGATACTGCTACAGTTAAAGCGGTTGATGCTCAAACTATTCTAACAACCGAAACTGCTAAGTTGCCAGATTTACAATCTACTGCATCAAATGCACAATCTACAGCAAATGCTGAAAATTCTACCTTTGATCAAAAATCAACAGACCTAAATAATGCCCAAACTGATTTA